GCGGGCATAGCGCGCTTTAACCAATCGCCATCACAAATCTGTTGATCAATGTCAATGGAGTCATCTGTTGCCTTTCCGTAAACGGTCATTGTGCCGTCTGCGTTACGGTCAGCCTTCTCAATACTAAAGTATGAGGTGGTTGTTAGATTACTAGCCATTGATTTCTCCTTGTTTTCCTGTTCACTGGTAATTCTTTTAGCCCATGCTCTACCAGCGTCTCCGCCCCAAAGCAACCAAGCAATGTAACCTGCACTATCTACGCCCCAGCCTTCACCTTTTTTATCAACTTCATGGCGAGCAAAGTAAGAGTTCATTCTCTTTAATGTGTCTAATGATAATGCTTTTCCGTTTGATAAGTCGCGGGCGCGGGCAACGCCCACCTCTGTTCCGCCACGGCCATGTTTGGCTCTAAGTTCTAAACCGCGTTTGGCGTTATTGCGCACCTCTTGAGGTGGTGAAAAGCCGTCACTCATGATTGCTCCTTAACGCGTTTGCCATAAGCGTATCAATTTTTGGTTACAGGAGTGGTTTCTATAATTCCATCTGCGTTTTCATAAATTACATTTTCTTTTAATGGTGTAGTTCTTTCAAGTTTTCCATCAACAATTTTGCTTGCGTATGGAACTCCATTTACTAATTGATAATACAAAATCTCTAATGGTTGTTTCATGGTGTCCTCACAATCACAACAGAAGGATCATAAATTACAAAGTCTCCTGATGTGCTTTCTAAAACGCTAGAATACGCCTTGCCTCCATCAGCGGCTAATTGAATTGTGTCAGCGCGAGACATTCCATTTATAGGAGCAGGTAAAGGGTTAATTAACCCACCAGCATCTCGCCAAGTCACACGATCAGGAGCGCCATAAATCATTTCTCTTGGCACAAGCATGCGTACTAATTCGCTTTTGCCTCCTGATTTTTCTGCAAGCATGGCGTAACTTTGCGCTCTATCTGGATTGGTTGTTACATAAATGCCAGGGCCAGCGTTACCATCACCAACCCAATGATTTCCAGTTAAAAAGCCTTCAGATAAACCTTGAGGGCCACCTCTATAAACGGCTACAAATTCAGTGCCAAATTTGTCTCGTAAAGCATCAAATTCTTCAGCGGGCAAAGATAAAGAAGGTTTATCCCAACCCTGTTGAGTCATAATTTCAGCCATTTTAGCCCTATCTGACTCATAGGTTCTTGCTGTTGGGTTGTCTAAATAAGCCTTAACATCAACTTTTGTTTTTGTTGAAACTCTTGTTTTGGCTTCAGCAATAACTTGATCCACTGTGTTAATTGGCGTAGAAACAATTTCGCTTGTACCAATTACAGGCGCGCCATCAGGCATGGGGGCTAATCCACCATCAATGCCCATAGGGTCATCATCTTCCATGCCAGGAATTACAGGTAGCAATACACAACGGCAATGTGGGTGAGCAGGAGGTTGTTGATCTCCTGATGCAAATGATTGCCCAATCTGAATTACTTGCCCATCATTCTTTGCGCAAATGTCACATGGATCAGATACGGCCCATTCCATCTTTGCTAAACCAGCATCTTTGTAACGCTCAATAGTTGAGAACGACATAGCGCGGTTCTGCTCAGTAATGGCAATAGTTAGGGCGCGGCTAGGGCTTGCTACATGTTTGCTAATCATTACAGCGGCGCTCTCAGCATCTAAACCAAGTTCAATTGCGTCAGAAAGAGCAGTGCCTAGATTTACAATAGTCTCTTTGTTAAAGGTTTTGAAGTAACTATCTGCATTTACTTTTGCCAAATACTTTTGAAAGTTTTTAATGTTAAGCGCGGTATCTACATCACCAGGCTTCCATGTATCCCAATTAACCTCAATGTCATCAGCCTTATTTGCCTCACGCGTTTTGCGTAACCATTCATCTGCGGTTACTTCACCTAAAATAAAAGCCTCTTGCCATGCGCGGGTAACAGCCAAACGCAACGGCTCATCATTGATGTACACATTAAGCATGATCCATGAGCGAGCGCGCACACGATCCTGCGTGGGATTATCTGTGGGCTGTGGCATTGTTTCTTGGTATTTGTCAAAGACTCTTTTGAAGTCTGTTACCTGGCGCAGTGCCGCCCTAATCTTCACCGCGTTCTTTGCCGCTAAGCGCCCATCTGCCTTGAGAGCGCCCTCAATCATGTTAAATAAGCCTTAGCCAGCGCTCTTGCGGTATCCAAATCACCATCAAATGCACAACTGTTAAGAGCATCTCCAACAATAGGATCAAGTGACTTGAACTCAAATAATCTTGCGCGCTTACCTTTAGCCGCCCATTTCATAAATGCTTTTACTTCAGTCACTTCATCTTCTTCAGGTTTTACCTCTGTTGAAGGTTCTTGCTCAAGAGTGTCAGGAGTTGTTGGTGCATCAGGTGTTGCATCAGGGCCGCTCAATGTTGGGGCAACTGAAGCAGTAGCCGCATCAATCAAACCATCAGGTGAGAATAAATAAACAGCCGCTCCACTTACAAGAATTGGCATGTCAGCCTGTGGTGTATCAAGCAATGGCAAACCAAGTTCTGATCTGCGTTCATTAACTGATTTACCCGCAGATGTAACCTCAATTTGGTTCTTGCGCGCATTTTCTTCTGTGTCCAAGCGTTGTGAAGTCATAAGTTTGAACTCAAGTTCACGCGGCATACCTAAGTATGTGTAAGAAAGGTTTGTAAGTTGCTTAGAGATCCAGTTAGCAAGCGGGCCAATGCCTAGCGCTTCTCCATTTTCTGCTTGTCCTTCTGAGAAGCCTGCACCACCTAAACCGCCCTTTGGAGAGAAACCAATTTCTGCGGGCTGAACACCAAAGTGTCCGCAAATAGAAGTAACTAAATAATCATCAAGTGTGTCTTTGAACTTCTCGCCATAACCTTCATTAACGATAGGTGTAAGACCCTTTGGCAATAGGCGAGCGCGCTTGCGTTGCTCTGTCTGTCCTGCAAGGTCATCATTGAGAATACGCTCATAAGCAAGCAAGAGATCAGGGTTAGTTCCCCAATCCTCATCAGTTGTAAACATAAGTTCAGGCATAACACCATCTGTGTATTCTGCTCTGATCCATTGTTGGCGGCGCAAATAAATGTCAGCAAGTGGTAGCGCTCGCTCTACTGGGCTAAAGCCGTAAACAGTTGTTGAGCGGCGATTGCGTACCATGTAAGCCAATTGATCAGATGTAAATTCACCATCTGCTTTTGGATCTTCTTCTGTTGCAGAAAATTCTGAGCGTGGGAAACCATAAAGAATTTGTTGGAAAGCCGCATTAGGTGAGAGTGGGCGCATGCCACGGTCATCAATAAGCGGTTTGATTGTTGAGCCATCAAGAATTTGGAAACCATAAAGATCTCCACCTACTGTTGGCTGTGGGTAAATAGCCAAAGCATCAATTACAAGAATGTCCTCAATTGCAATGTTGATCCAGTCCTGCCATGTGTATCCGTTTGCCTTGTCAGGGTTTTCCCAAAACTCACGCAAGCGGTTAATTTCATCTGTGTATTTTTCGCGGGCCTTAGCCATAGCGCGCACATGATCCCCACCTGACTCAGCGGCAATTTTTTCTGATGCGTCTGCACCAAGCACAATGTCAAAATCTAAGCCATTCATTTTTGATTTAGTTACTTCAATACATCTGCGCAGAATGTCAATACTGTCACCAGCAGCCCGTAATGTTGAGAATGGAACTAAGCGCGTTGGAACAATGTTGATGTTTTGAGCAACTTGGTACTCATAGCGGCGCGGTTCAGGGCGGCCTGTTAATGGATTAACTGGGTTAATCGCACCAGGGATAATTGGATTGCCTGGGCCAAATGGAACTGTTGAACTAAATGGTGCGCGTGGGAGTGCGACATTGTTGCCGTATGTCTGTTGCATTGCTAAACCGCTTTGGGCCATGAGGTCATCAGTGCCAATTGTTGTAGCACCTCTAGGCAGGTTAGGGCCTTTTTCAAGATTGCCAGTTGCTATTGCTCTTGCGATACGGTCACGCAGACCCATGCGTATCTCCCTTGTTATGCCTCTTGTAAATCAGGCGTACTGTAATGATAGCGATTTTTGCAACTTCATGTATTGTAAGGTTTATGAACTTAGTAGAGAAGGCAGTTCACTACGGTGGCAAACTTGCACCCTTGGTAATACCTCACGGATTAACTAGCGGTACAGGGCTGATGAACCCATCAATTTTTATTGATGACAAAGGCAACATACTTGTGAACTTACGCCATGTTAATTACACGCTTTACCATGCAGAAAATGAGCAGAGATTTCCTAGCCGCTTTGGGCCATTGTCATACCTGCACCCTGAGAAAGATCAACGCCTAGTAACAGTCAATTATTTGTGCCGCCTCAATGATGATCTTGAGATGACTCACCATGCCAAAGTGGACACATCTGAATTAGATGTAACGCCCATGTGGGAGTTTGTTGGTGAAGAAGATTGCCGCGTTGTGCAGTGGCTAGATGATTACTATTTAGTGGGGGTACGCAGAGACACCACAACCAATGGCGTAGGCCGTATGGAGTACAG